ATTCGATGTGACGGTCAACCCCGTCGTGACGTTGGATAAGGCCAATGTTTGTGTGGTGTCGATATCTTCTGACAATATGTGTATTATATTACCCATAGAACTATGAACACTGCATTGATAGTAAAGTGACGATGGTGCATCCATAGGTACAGTAAATGTAGTCATACCAGCACCATCATTAATTACACCACGTATAAAGTCGTTACCATTATAATTATTTCGTATTTTAAAAGGGTGAATCGGGTAATTTGAACGATTGTCGAAAATATAGGTAAAACCTCGTATTAAACGAAGTACTGGATCGTTTGTTGGTGTATCAAATCCTGGGCCTTGGAAAACATAATCACTTGAACCATTTGTCGTGAGTACATACACACGCTGACTCTCTATATTAGACAAAAGACCACCATCACCCACAAAGTAGTCGGCGGTGACATTACCTGTGACAACGGCATTCGATGTGACGGTCAACCCCGTCGTGACGTTGGATAAGGCCAATGTTTGTGTGGTGTCTATTCCCACACCAGTGAGTTGAGACCCATCACCCACAAAGTAGTCAGCGGTGACATTACCTGTGATCATAGCATTCGATGTGACGAACAACCCCGTCCTGACGTTGGATAAGGCCAATGTTTGTGTAGTGTCTATACCATCCGAAATGCCCGTTAAATTAGATCCATCACCCACAAAGTAGTCAGCGGTGACATTACCTGTGACAAGGGCATTCGATGTGACTGCCAACCCCGTCGTGACGTTGGTGAGACCTAGTGTTTGCGAAGTATCAAGACCACCAGAACCATTTACCGTCCATGCGTAGTGACTTCCATTCCAAGTCAGAACCTGTCCCCCACTTGCTCCACTTAAATTCAAATGATCATCTATGGTTGTAGGGATACCCGTTAAAGTAGATCCATCACCCACAAAGTAGTTTGCGGTGACCTTATCAGTGACAATGTTTCCGGATATATTAACATCTGTAGCGTCTATGTTTAAGGTAGTATCGGAAATAACTTCAGCGACTTCAAAAGAAACTCCTGAACTATAAATAAATGTAGATACTCCAGCTGATTCTATACGTCGTGTAACAAGATTTGCAACAGATTTGTGTTCCCAGTTACCGTTATTATTATATATAATGTATCTAGACGATCCTGGATAGGCTGCAGCTAGTATTTGTGTTCCCGATCTATTAATTGATCGTACACCCAAACCACTCGGTCCAACATATGGGTTGCGTGTCCATGTATTATCTTTATATTCATATATATAAAGGGGTCCAGATGAATATGAAAAAACTGTAAAATCTTGGTTTATAGAAGTATATGCTGCTACACCCGGGCCAACATTAACCTGATGTTCTTGTGACCAAGAAGTACCATTGCGTGTAAATATATATACTCGACCATTTCCTTGATTTGTACCTGTCCAATCGTTATCATATAGCATAACTTTGGTACCGTCATAATTCATTTTAACCAGAACTAAACGGTCATTAGTTTGAGTTGAGGATGGTTTAAATGTACCTGTATAGCTACCATTTATAAATGAATATATGAGTCCATCATAAGGTCCTCCATTACGCTGATTACAAGCCAAAATAACATTACCATCTTCACTAACTTTACAATAATACGCCCCCTCACCACCTGTGTCATAGCGTGTTTCTATCCAAATAGATCCATTGTATTTCCATACATAGAGATAATAACCATCAACCAATATGATTGTTTGACCGTCACCCGATATATCGAGGTCAAATATACTACTACCAGGGCTTGACGGAAAAAGAGACGATGTCAATTGTGTTGTGTTGACCCAATTCGTTCCATCATAATCATATATATACGGTAATATAATTGATCTAGAATGTGTAACAACTACACGAGTCGCTGTAGAATTTGTGGCCATAAGGGTAGCCCCGCTTGGTGTTGTTACTGTATCTGTCACATGAAGATTAAATGTATTCGAACCATAGACATTTGCCGAGTTATAATTTACACTAGACATAAAAATATCATTACCGACTAGAATATTAGACAGTGTTCCACCGTCACCGTAGTATTTTGATGCATTCATATCTCCCACACTGAAACCGTCTCCATCTAAAATATCCACGATTGATAACGTATTATCATTCGATGTAATGATTGTCGAACCATTCTCTGATATGTGAATAATATCATCACTGTTAAGATGTGAATATGCGGTACTACTCGTCCATTCACTACCAGCATAATACTCATACTTTATTATGTCGATGCCCGAAGCTTTAAAAGTTGCATTGGATGATGTGATATCAGTAACACCGGATAATATATCATACGTCCAACCGACCGTGGGGTCTATATATTTATGCAGTTTGTCATCAATAATCGCAACCGTCCCATCATTTGAAATTTTCATATTCCCACTCTCACGACCGATGGTACGTATCAACCCCCATGAGACCAAGTCATATATATAATTGTTTACTATGACTTTACTACCATCACGACTTACAGCCACGTTTCTACCAAATTGACGCGCCTCAATTGGTGCTTGTCTTTCTCCATTAAAACTAATAGTTTTACCAGAATTACCAACAGAATATATTTTTACCATACCCCAATCTCCAAACTCAAAAACGGCGGTGTTGTAATTAGGATAATATACTTTGTCGAAATGAGGGCACCCAACAACCACTACAGTAAGATTATCATCCGCATCAATACTTGCACCAAATCCTATGTTACTATTGAAGGGCCCAGCCCCGGCGTCATTATTATTATCATATATACTACCTGAAAATTCCCATTGTACAGCGGTACTCCAACGATTATATAATTTAACCCTACCATACGACGTTTTCAATAAAAGGCGTAAACCGTTATTACTTAATTTCGCATAGTTACCAAATTGTTCAGAGTCGGATACATCAAATGAACTTAATATTATGCGCTTATCATTTGGGTCGATGCGCAACGTTCTAAAATAATTACCATACGTCAAAACGATGGTTGTACCCGCAGAATCTGATGCTATTGCAGTGTATCCACCTAGATTATAACCAGTTTCATTTGCTCGTGCTACATATTGTGGTAAAATCAATCCCTGTAATACACACGGTGAATAATTAACTTGTGATCTTGTTTTATTTATATTTATAAGCGTATTATCTGTAATATTACCAACTTCTGTAACCCTTTGAAGTCCTACAACCACATTACTTAGAAGACCCCCATCACCCTTAAAAAATCCATCTATAGATTCAACATTACCAGATGACTGTATTTGTGCTGTACTGAGGCTATCTTGTGATAAGACACCCGAAACCCCCGTGCGACCTGATGAGGTGTCACGACTCTGTTGGAGTTGTGCCAATAAAACCTGACTTACACGAGCAACATCACCTATAGGTACACCCATATATATTAACTTGCGAATAAAATACCAGCCATTCCGTTCTTGACACGAAGAATATTATAATTTAATGCGAACACTTTTACATCATTATCATTTTGTCTGAGTGTACCTCTTCTAAAACCTTTTACTGAAATTTTAGCACTATCTAAACGACTAAAATTACATGTACCAGTTGGTTTATATTCTGATGCATTTTTACAGAAATGATATGCATAATATCTCGTATACATTGGACAATTTTCAGTTTCGACAAAATTGATCGCACCACATTTAGAGTGTAAATAGTTTTGCACAATATGAAAATACAACGGTGACATATTTTCAAATAAAACAGTTCCATTTAAATACATATCGGCTGTATCAAATGTTAGAAAATCATCTTCTATGATCGGACTATTTGCTCCATAACCAAAAAATATACTTTTAATTGGGTGATTTAATGTTGTTAAATCTAATAGTGTGTCTGTTTCATTTAAATCAAAGATGTTTTCTTGAACTTGTGTAATCAAGATATCCATTTGTGTTTCTGAAAATTTATTTCTTTCTTCGGTATCTAAAAACACATAATTTCCATAACATTTTATACCAGATACATCCTGTTGGGCGAATTCGATTCTTACTTCAACTTCATGGAATTGTAAAGCTACGAGAGGTAAGTACATGTCGTTATCACAAAAGAAGAAGTGTAATGGTATGAAACGGTTATTTGCAACAGAAACTCTATTAATAATTTCCATAGCTTTTACAAAATTTTCTGCCAAGTAGTTTTGCCATATATCAGATAAGTATTCAAATGAATGTGAATCAACTTTTACACCCCCAATATAAAGATTAAATCGTGCCCCTTGAAATTTAGTTATCATATCTTCACCCTCAAACCATATTGCATTTAACAGATCACCATAAATAGGAATCTTTATGACATTATCGTCTGATGTCACTTCTTTTATCAATTTTGGTGCATGAGAAAAATTTGTATGTCTTTTATATTTCAGATTAAAAAGTGATATACCATTATTGTTTGTAATATAAACATCTTGAGCACCTTTTGATACCAATTGAACTAATGCCGCCGACATTTATTTAATATACAGATTATAAAAACAGACACTTTCCCTGAGGAAAGTCTGTTTTGGTGTCTTCTATGTTTTTCCCATGGATGTTAAATCCACCGTTTTTGTATACTTTCAATCTTTTATAGTACATCGCAACTAAAATAGACCATTCATCTTTAATATCATAAATATGTGGATTATTCTTCTTTCCTTTCGTCTCTCTCATAATACGACCTATACTTTGTACGATATCAGATTTGGGTGAAGCTAAAATAACAGTATCGAGAGTTGGTATATCAAGTCCCTCGTGTGCTTGTGAAAACGTCGCAAAAATGATCCTTTTTTTACTTGATTCTTGGAGATCCACTTCTTTCATACCACCCATATACAATCCAGAGTTCTGAGGAAAGCATTGATGTAAAAATTCACAATGAAATCGTCTATCACTTAATACTAATATTTGTCTCGTTGTTTTTATCAATTTATTTAATAAGTTTACTATAATCGTATTTCTACATTTATCTTCAATTAATAGAGTCACCATATTTACCAATGAAACTTTACCAAAACGAGTACATGGTGGTGGATTTTTGAACATATCACTCTCATAGACGATCGGAAAAACTTCTACTTGTTTTTGATTTTCTCGTTCAACTGCAAAAAAGGTGGGTCCCATAAACCAATGAAGTACTTTGGTTAAACCGTCCTTTCTTTCGGGGGTTGCAGAGAGGCCAAATATATGCTTTGGACACAGTTTAAATAATGACTGTGAAAAAACTTTTGCACATATATGATGCGCTTCATCGACTATGAGGGTCCCTATAGTATCAAAATCTTCAAAGTTATATTCCTTGAGAGATAGTGATTGAAGCATGGCGATAACGAAATCACATTCCACTTCTTTTTTGTCTTGTTGTACGACACCTATAGTTGCACCTGGACAAAATTGCCGAATTCGCTCCTTCCATTGATCTGCCAAAAATTGTTTATGGACGACAATCATTGTTCTATATCCCAATTTACAAGCTATAGCAAGGGATACTGTGGTTTTTCCGTATCCACATGGTAAACTGAGAACCCCATGACCGGCTTTAATAGCTGCATCAAGTGCGGCATTTTGGTGGGTTGTGTCTCTAAGTATTCCGTGGAATTGAATATTTGTTTTGATGGGTTCGGGGCGTTTGTCGTGAACTGGTTGACCAAGTTTAGTGGTTCCATAGAATCTTGGAACGCACACTCCCTTCTTAGTACTTCTGTAAATTCTAAAAGGCGGCGGAGGAAATCCAAACTCATTATTTATTATAGGTCTTACAGTAAGTTCCTTTTTAATCTCTTGAATGGGTCCTTCACTTACCAGATATCCACTACGTGTAAGCATTTATTTAATATAACACGGTAACTTTATACATGATATTAAAGAAATGATTCTATTTTTATATATAAAATGCCGACCCTTAACGTAATTGAAAATATTAAGCGTATCGAACAATCACTTGAAGAATTGACTCAAGAAATTTTTAGACTTCAAGGATCTCTTCGTGTTTTTAAGGGATTTCAAGAAGCTGGTTTGGAGAATGTTGAAATCCCGGAGAAGGGAGAGGGTGAAGAAGAAGAAGTCATAGAGAAGAAAGAATAGATATCATTTTCCAGCTGTGACCACTATAATCACCGATATTCCATACACCTGTATATTCAATATTAACATTAACTGTATCACCCCTTATAAGAGATTGAACTGGATTACCTTTCACTTCACACATTACTCTCCTATATCGGAATGGAACTTTAATTGTTAATATGTTACCATCGAGTGGATTATCGATTTTAGAATTTTTTATAATGTGATTTTTATTTTGATGAATTCTATTAATTATTTCTTTACAATCATCTGGAATAATTAATCGAATATATTTTTTATTATTAAAGTCGAACATGGGTTCATGTATCTGACAGTTTATCTTCATTATATAAATATAAACATTAAAACTATAAGTAATAATATAACGTGTGTGATTAAGAGTGTTTCTAATGGGGGCTCCGTGCCGAAGTTTTCATGTGTGAAACGTTTACCGACTTCTATGGCTGCTTCTAAACTTGAGTAGGGTGTGTTTCGTGGGGACATCATACCACACAGTGCGACATTATTTGACTTACCCCAAAAAGGCACTTGCCCCATAAGACTTAAGACACCCGAAGACTGTTCAAATTCCCAACTGGTACCATTCCAGTGACATCCCCATGCAATTCGTATATTTCTAGGTTGTGAAATATTGAGTTGGTTAATAATACCCTTAACTAAATCGTCCGGGTTTGTTTTTAGAATCTCGTCGGTTAGATCACATATCACACATGATATGGTTTTTTTATCTGATAAAACAACTGGTTGTAAATTCCACTGTGTTTCTATTGTAATTTTAAGATCATCGTCCAGTGTAATTTCTTTCTCATAGTCTAATAGAATATTAATACATCCATAAGTGCTATACTTTATCTTTTTACTTGCATCTTCACCCCAATTATCTTTTATGAGGTGCAACGCTTTGCTATTATCTACACATAATAACAAAAGACCGTCATTTACTATGCGTGTACCATTTTCAAATGTCGCAGAGTATTCATTTTCGAGATATTTAATATCTGATAGATGTTTGTCAAATTGAAATTTTACACCAACATTCATAAGTGCCTTTTGCATTTTGTCGCACATGTATTTACCTGAAATCTTTTGTGTGTACTGTGAGGATAAGCCAACATGATCAAAACTTCGTATAAATTCATAGGCTGACATAACATCCCATGTGACGCCATCAATAATCAATGTAATATGTGATAATATTGCTTCACCATTTTTTGAGAGTTTACCTAATGCATTTTTTAGAGAGATACTTTTATATTTTGATGGATTTAGTATTACACGTGTAGCGAGAGACGCAAGCACTTGGTAATCTTTCAATGAAAATTGTTTGAACAAAAATGAATACACATCACCCTCAACTTTTTCAAAGACATTGTCCCATTGGATATCCATTTCCTTGAAAAGTGTTCGTGTATTAATGAATGCATTGTCAAATACAATACGATGTGCGTGTAGGTCTCGTTCTTCTAAATTGGGTTCCCACCACGAACCACCTGCTGAAGGTTTTCTATCATATATTGTTATATCATGTTGTTTAAGTTTGGAAAGCTCCCATGCTATGGACATACCCGTTGGTCCTGCACCAATGATATGAACTTTCATCTATTATTTGGGAAGATATAATTTCGATTGTGTAGCTGCATAAAATATTACTAATAGTATTGTTGTTATTGTTTGTTTATCTAAAAATCTATAACCGTGTATGACCAAAAATAAATTCAAAAATATATGCATTGGTATTTTTTCTGGTCCATATTTTGTATAAAATCCTATTGTAGCTGCTCCTGAAAGAATTAAGGCATTCACAAGAGTTGAGAAATTGGGTTTATATAAAAACCAAGCTGTATATAAAAGAGAAATATAAGATATAAATACAGATCTTCTGAAGAGTTCTTTTGGGGAGTCAACAATGTGTAAAGGTTTATTTTGTATAATATTTGAAATCCAATGAGGACCTAAAATAAGATATGATATATACAAGATTACAAACACTCTCCACATTTAATATCTATATAGATAATTTCAACCTAAGAAAAATATTCAAAATTAAAATATCCTCACAGAGTAGGATGCTATGCACAGCAATTCATAGACCACTGAAACCTCCTTCACCACAAAAAGTAAAGACTTGGAAATTTGCTGCCAAATTTGTATTGAAAAATGCGTACATAAAAGACAAGGCAGAACTTGGATCTTGGACACGTGATCAACTTTTAGAACTTGGTCCAACTTTTGTAAAATTAGGTCAAATTGCTTCTACACGAGCTGACTTGTACCCCCCTGAATTCACAAAACAACTCGAGTCTTTACAAGATAACGTCCCCCCTGTAGATTATGATCACGTCCAAGATGTTGTAAATTTAGATGTGTATCAAGAGTTCGAACCCATACCATTCAAATCTGCAAGCATTGGGCAAGTTCATCGTGCAAAATTAAAAAATGGTAAAGACGTGATAGTCAAGATCAAAAGACCAAATATATATAATATTATGAAATCTGATACAGATACAGTTCGGGAAGTTGTTCGTTTTTTGGAGATGATAGGTGTTGATACCGGTAATAGTTCGGAGATGGTTCTCAATGAATCTATAGAATATCTCTTAAATGAATCGGATTATACCATGGAAATTGAAAATGCCATTAGATTTCGTAGAAATATGAAAGATATTAAGTGGATTAAAGTTCCAAAAGTGTATACTGAATTTTGTACAGATGACACCATCGTCATGGAATATGTGGAATCACAAAAACTCACAGAACTCACAGATCCAAATGTAAATAAAAAGAAGATTTGTGAAGCTCTTATTAATTCCTACGTCATTCAAACTATGGATAAGGGATTTTTCCACGGTGATCCACACCCAGGTAATTTGGGATTTTCATCAAAGGGTAAGTTAGTCTTCTATGATTTTGGAGTTATTATAGACATATCTGAAGAACTTCGAGATGGATTCAAAAAACTTTTTAGTTGTATAATAGATAAGGATACAAAGGGGATTGTACAAGTTCTTGTAAATATTGGTATTATTATACCAAGAACATCGGATCTTACCGATATAGAACTCTTTTTTGAAACAATTTTGAGTTATCTCGAAACCCTTGATGGATCAAATATAATAAATGATGATATAGCGATACAACTTGCATCTGAAAAACCGTTCATGGTACCAACGAGTTTTATATATTTAGCAAAATCGTTTTCTCTTATTGAGGGAATATGTGTACAATTAGATCCAGAATTCAACTATTTTACATATTTGGAACCAATGATTACACAACAATTTGTAGAATCCGTAAATATACAGGAAGCTATCATGAAGACGGCGGAAATGCCCTCAAAGATACGGAATATAAGTACGGCTGTTTTGGGTTTGGAGAAATCCAAAGCATCCATGAAAAGATCTATGTCTAAAACACGGGATGAAATACGCATGGTGCAATATAGTATAGTAAGCGCCCTCATGGCGCATCAATTTGACGATACACCCCTGGCTATGGGGTTTGTTTTATGTACACTATGGTTTGCGTTTAGTTCTCGTAGAAATCGATCATGATTTCTTCTTTCTTTGGGGAACCCTTGAAAAATTCTTGATGTTCCTTAAAGATTTCCTTCACACGCCTTTGTTCATCGCGGCTAATATCCGTCAACTTCTCACGGATCTTACTCACGTCGGTGTCATTTCGTTTCTTCATTTTTTTACCAAATTTCTTGAAACGGTTGGTCTTCGCAGCAAAAGTAATAGGGGTTGTAATTGAAAACATTTGATATGATATATTCTAAGGACATTTAATTTTTAAGCGTCTCAATTTTTCTTCGAACTCTCTCCTCTCCCCTGGCGAATCAATCGGGGTACCATTGGCAAGAGCCTCAATCTCTGGACCAGTGAGATGCATTGCATTAAGACGGAAGTCCTTAAATGCTTCCATCGTGATTGGGACAAGGGGTTCGACAAGATCATATATGGCTACAGCGTAATCTCGTATTTCCTTTTGTGCGTGGTCATCCATGCGGAGACGGAGATAGTGCATTAAATTATGAAGATTGATCTTCCAATAGAATTCAGTATACGTACACTGAGGAAGGTTACCCCGTGCTTGTTCTCGACAAACACCTTCCTCAAGAAGGTTTTCATATAAATCAAACGAATGTTCTAAATGTTCGTTAATTTGCTCGATATTACTCTCATCAATGTCCACGACACCCTCGGATCCCTGGTTATTCACCTGAGACTGACCTCGTAAAACTCCGGGGTTGTAGTACTGTTTCGGTACGACGGAGTAGCGGGCGGAGAGTTCGTTGACCGAGGCTGTTCTATGTCTAAAATGTTGCCGGGCGATGTAGATGGGCATTTTGATATGAAACTTGAATTCCACCATTTCGAAAGGCGTCGTGTGCCAGTGTCGAAGCAAGTATCTGAGAAGTCCTCGGTCTCCTCTTGTTGTTTTAGTCCCATCTCCATAACTGACTCTGGCCGCTTGGACGATTGATGTGTCCATATCTTGTCTCGGCATGTGATCAACCAAGCGTACAAATCCGTGATCCAAAACATGTTTTTCCATACTATTCTATTTCTTAGTCATCCTAAATCCTTAACTCATTTCATTTCAAATGTCAAATTACTCACATAATCTTCGATGTCTTTGTTCTTAAACATATTAATAATACAACGATCCAATGGTGTGATTTTAATTGGATGTACTCTATTTTTTAGACCTGGTTCGTTTGTTTTTGTATGTTCATTAATACACCCATGAAATTCATCTATATTTAATCCATATTTTTCCGATAGTTTTTGCATGAAATGAACACAATTTTGCTCATTTTGTAAATACTTGAGACGAACAATCACGACGTTTTCATTTTTATTAAAAAAATTCAAATATGATTTAATTTTATTATATCTTATCTCAAATATAGTTTTATTTTCATCGGTGTAATTTAATACTTTATTATTTTTATAATTTACTGGAACATCACTCTCACCCGATAGTTTTTGTTTTGCAGTTAAAAATACACCCAATGTATATGTCCTATCTACATATAAATAATAAGGTGTATGGTACATTGAAACGAGCCATTCGTCGAGATCCCTTATTATTAATATATTAACGACTTTACCGGCTATTAATTTTGTTTTTTTTGAGGGGTATCCATGTCTCCATAATAGTGATAGTTGTCCAACACATAATCCATCAAATACAGGAACTCTATGCTTTCTCATAAGCATATATAAAAAATTGGTTCCACTATTCCTTTCACCGTTAATGTAGCATACTGTTAAGTTCTCCGTTTGTATAGTAATCGTTATATTTCTTTAAATCTAAATTACAAAATAGACCCTTTGTGATAAAATTACTTATCAACGTCCTTCACCAAGTCATCGATATTCCTATAATATCTTTTGAGATCTTTTTCAAAACGCTTCGTTGTTGTGTGGTCTATATCATGAAGGTAAATCCAAGCTAAATTTGATTTTGAATACTTTGTTCTTTTTTGATTTTCATTCGGTTTTCTTGGGATGAGTTTTGTTGTTTTTTTGGGCTTTTTAGTGACTTTTACTTCAATTCTATTGACAAAGCTTAGCGCCTGCATAACGGTATCGGCCAAGTCATCTTTCTTTTTCGAAATAAGAAATACATTCAACCAATGTGTATTGACAGGAGTAGAACGAATAAATTCTTCACATCTTTCAATTGAAACCTTCTTTCTTTTTAGATATTGTGATCTACCCGGACCAGCGACATCTGGGATCTTATGCCGGGCATCATAAATAATAGTTTCAGCATTTGGGCATTTTATAATAAAGTATGCATGTAGAAAGTGCATTACCGAAATCATCTTTTTATTACGATCCGGTTGTTTCTCAATGAGAATTGTATTGGCTGAAAGAACCCATGGTCTTTCGTCGAGGTGTTTTCTTAAAGAAACATAAATACCATCTTTGTGTTCAGGGGGTACACCAGATACGTCCCATTCAACAATTGATTGTGAGGTTTCGTTAAGTAAACATAATGCGAGGTTACGTATACCCACGTCTATACTGAGTATCATATAAATAAAGGATCTTTATATCTTTAACTCATACTCGTGAATATCATAATTAATATAATACAACAGCAACAACATGACGCATATAACAGATAGTCTGTATTAAACAAACCACCAAACATCTTGTTTAATGCTTCTTTCAATTTTTCAATCCATTGCGATGGATCAAGTGGATTATCAGGTAAACAGCCACCTGGGTTTGTAATACTACATGGTGCTTTTCTTGGTGGATAAACTTCTTCGCATTTTTTAGTACAGAAATCACCACAATCACCATCTGTTTCTGTACACAATGGTTGTTCATCCCATTTTATACTAGAATTTTCATTATCACCCAATAAATACTCAAAGTCCTCTTTTGTTTTATATTCCAAATCATCTTGTTCATACTCACCATCTTCATACTCATCCCAACCACCGGGTAGACAAAGACTTATACATTCTCTAACATCATTTTCTCGTTCTTCATCGAGTTTATCTTGTGCACGTTTGTCTAAAAACTTCATTCCCCCGTATACAAATGGAGATGCACACATTATAGGATTCTTTTTACAAAATTTAGTAGTTCCAGATGTAAAACGTTTACTAATATTTGTACTAGCATCAAAAATGTTATCAAGTTTAGTAGCTACTGGACCAAAATCATCTAATCTTTTGAGGTTGTCTAATTGCGAGGGGTCCATATTTTTTGTAACACGTGACAAATTGGCATCGTCAAGTGTTTTCATTATAGATGAAAGAGTGTCGTCTGGTATATTCTTAATTGCCTTTGTAAGTGCAGTCGTATCTATCTTTTTAAGAATTGTAGAAATATCACTAACATCTATATTCCTAAATGCAGTGGATAATGCACCTGCATCCATGTTCTTGACAGCCGATGTCAGAATGTCACTACTTGCATCAGCTACATTATCAATAGCACCAAATATACCCATATTACATTAGGCTCAGAAATTTTCTCTCGATGATATTTTAAAATTTTTTCTGGAACAAACACTATCATCCTCGGAATTTACATCATATAAATTGTTGTGACAAGGTTGTTTACACATGAGTGTATAATTTGTATCCATTGGATTAATTGCGTTTTTATCATAATATTTACCCGCACTGTCTATATATATAAGTTCACCACCATCCGTACACTGTGTGTCTGTCGCAGTAGGAACTCT